CGACTATTTCCGTCAGGACTTCCGACAACCCCTTTCGGAACTGCCCCATCTTCTCCTCTGTCACGTATGCTGGTGGCGGTGGAACTTCTTCCACTTCCTCCAGCACAGGAGCCATTGGTTGTGGCACTTCCTCAAATATGGAGTCTATCTGCGTGTCCCCTGCCTCTATACGCAGTGCTGCTCCACGGGGATCAATGAAATAGGTTTCACCCACACCGCCCAACTTCAGCACATGGGGATCGTGGCAGTCCGCTTCGTCTATGAGCATGAACTGGTCGCCCTTCTTGTAGGACGAACCGCGAATCTCCCGCACTAGCCGAAATAGGCTACCCGACGAATACTTCCCTTCGCTCAGGGCAGCAGTTCGTTGGGCAGGGGGTTTGGGGTCACTCTTACGGATATCACTCATTACCCGTATTTAGGCAGTTGGAGGCTCCTTCACCGTGAGCGCAGCCCACGAATGGGGGAACAGCGGCTGTATTATTTCGCATATTGCCTCTGCGTACTTCTGAACCTCCCATTGTGCGTGAGCGTCAATTCGCTGTGCGTAGACCCGTGCAAATGCCGCAAGGGATCCTGTCCACCACCACTCGGTATAGGTGGACTGTGGAAGAACTCCCCGTGCCTGTTCAGGTGCAACGCCCATGTTCAGGAGGTGCTTGTAGGTGTTGAGGGCTTCCTTTGCTGCGGTGTCAAACGACAAGTTCGCGGCATTGTAGTTGTGGGAATACTCCATCTCCCCGCTGGATCCCTGCTTTGCGCCATCGGTGGGTGCGTTGCGCCATCGGGGATGGTAGATCTGCGGCTCGTCCGAAACGTAGCGGCGGGACACCTCGTTCATCACCAATCCCACCTGGTGCTTGCCCAACTGCGCACGGACAAACATGGGAGTCTTGATGCGGATGGTGATCTGTGGGTGGGCAAAGGGAGTCCAATGCTGATGCCGTGCAAGATACTTGATCAGTTTCTGATCACGCTCAGACAACTTTCGTGGTCCACCAAACTCGTTCCATCTTGGCTCGTCGTCCCAACTGCTCTCCTTTGCAAACGACACCCGTGCGGCATTGACAACCGTTAGGTCGTTGCCCATGTGGTCCACATACTGCACGAACCCGTGATCCAACACATCAATCTTGTCCTTCATTTGACTCTCCATTGTGAAAATCTTGCCCTTGCTGTCAACCCACTGCACGAACACTCGTCAATGATCCGTTGGACTTCCCCTGCCGAACGCCCACCAAGAATCATGTCATTTATGTCTTTCTCTCCCACGCCCTCGCCCCACACGCAAACCGTGTGTCCGTCCGCGATGGCACGATCCATCTTGGAAACGATTTCCACATTACGCGGCTCATTGTCGTACACAACAACACAGTCGCGAAAAAGGCGAATGCCATCTGACAGTTCACTGCCAGCAAGAGCAACTGCATTATCCAAAAATACAGAATCAATCGGACCTTCAACTGCATAGACCCTCTTGGAGTAGTCCACGCGATCCTCACCGTAGATTGCCCTGCCGTCCTTTGCAAACTTTACGGTGATGTATCGGATGGATCCTGGAGAACCGCTGAGGCATCTTCCCTGTGCAGCGAGGAGTTCTCCCCTTTTGTTTACGAAGGGGATGACGATACGCTCGTCATTCGGTATGGATGTGTATGTAGGGTCAATGCTGCGAACCCAATCGCCAAACGAATCTGAAAAATAGAAGCGGTCAAGGCACGGCACTTTACGCGACTCCAAATACCGCCGTCCGATGTGATCCGTTGGCAGCGCGTCCACACGGGGCAGGCGAATCTCTGCCTTGGGAATGATGGCAGTCTCTTGGGGCTTGATGTAGTTGCTCTTCCCATTCTCCCCGTTGCGCCACCGCTCCAGTGCGTATTCGTGGGCAAGGGCAGGAGCCACGTGTTCCAGGAAGCGGTAGAGGGAATGCCCCACGCCACAGTTGTGGCACTTGTAGAAGTAGTCGTTCTTCTTGGGGAAAAAGAAGCCACGTGCCTTTCGCTTGTTCTTCTGCGAGTCTCCGCAAAGGGGACAGCGGCAATTTGCCAAATCAATGCTCTTCCACTTGAATCGCTCCAATTGGGGCGATGCCATGTTGATGTATTTCTTGTCAATGAACGCACTCATATGGTCCAGTCCGAAGTGTCGCGCTTGCCGAACTTGCTCTTGAAGTCACGCTTGCCGTAGCCTGCGCCAAAGGAGTTCTCCTCGTCCTCCGTAATATTTGAGTCTGTGAGAGTCTTGGACTGCCCCAAGTCAATATCGTAGAACTTCATCTTGGCGTAGTTCAGCCCCACGATGAACTTCTTGTTCGCGCCCTTGCTGTTGTAGCGGTTCTTCAACTGCTTCACCATGATCTGCCCGCTCTTCTCCAATTCCTCTGTGGTGATGAGAGCAATCATCAGGTCTGCGGTGTGCGGCAATCCGAAGGATTCGCTTGTGTCTGTGAGGTCAACATCGGTGGACGAGAAGCCTGCACGATTCACCTGCGTTGCGCTCACGATGGGAACGTCCCGCTCCATTGCCAAGCCGCGCAACTCCTCTGCAATGGCTTTCACGTAGCCGTAGGAGTTGATGTTGTTGCCGCTCTTGAACCGCGCAGAGGAGCAGATGTTGATGTAGTCCACGAAGATGATGTCAGGCGTGAACTGCTTCTTCATCCGCAACTCGTCCAACAGGATTCGGAAATGCCCCACGTTCGCTGCGGATGTGGGATACTCCTTCACGATCAGTTTGCCGCTTACGCCACGGGTGCAGGACTTCAGGCGGGACTCGTACATTTCACGCGACAGCAGTGCCAAGTCGTCCATCGTGATGTCCATGATGTTTGCGTCAATACGCTCTGCGATACGCTCCTCTGACATCTCAAGGGTAATGTACAGGACATTCTTGTTCTGCATGAGGCACGCTGCCGCGTGATGGCACATGAACAGGGACTTGCCCACACCCGTGCCTGCCATGATGATGTTGAGGGTCTTGGGTGTGATGCCGCCCTTTGTCACCACGTTGAACATCTCTAGATCAAACGGGATCTTTCTTTCAACTCGGTGGTAGAACTCGTAGCGGCTGTCATAATCCTCCAAATAATCATGACCAACGTTAGTATCAAAAGAAACCGCAAGAGCCTGTGAGAGAATTTCGGGAAGAGCATGAGGGGTATGAACCTTGTCCTTTCCATCAATGATTTGAATGGATTGAAGAATGGCATTGTAGATTGCCTTGTCTTTGCAGAACTTCTCTGTGGTGTCAACAAGCCATTGGGTGTCCTGCTTGGGACTCCGCGCTGCCTCCGTCAGCAGATCCTTGCACCGCTTGAACTCGTCTTCGGTGAGGTTGCTGTTGCTCTCCAGCGAGATTGCAAGTGCTTCCTTTGTGGGGATGCCCTTGTATTCGTCCACGAAACCCTTGATCGCACGGAACAGCGCACGATCAACCCGATCATGGAAATACTCCTCCTGCAAGAACGGAATCACCCGCTTGCAGTAGTCGGAGTCTCCAAGCAGACCACCAATGATTGTCTTGTCAATCTGACTCACTTTAGACCCAACTCCTCATCAAGACGCGACAGCCGATCAAGTGCGTAAAGGTATCCCCAACCACGGGATTGGGCAACTCGTTCCAAATCCTCAAGCCTTGGCTCGCCGCCGAAATGATGCTCGCACAACTCCTTTCGTGCGGCATCACGCTCGGCAATCAGTTCCACAACCTTACGGCGCAGACTGCGATTCTCGTACGCTTCAGGACTCTCCATCGGTCCTCCTGAATTCGTCGTTGTTCGCGTCTGCCTCCTCCTTCTCCTCTGAACCGTAGCAGAACTCCTTCCGCGCTGCTGCGTCAATTGCCTTCAGCACATCCTCCGTGAAATACTTCTCAGGATCACGGTTGATCTGTGTCTCAAACACCGTCTTGCCGTTGGGCAATTCAATCTTCGTGGACACCTTCTTGAAGATGCCGTGCTTCAGGGCAATCTCCGTCAGCCCGTAGAACTTGTTCAGCCCGCTCTCAAAGTTCAACTGCACATCCACCATCTTGTCCTGCTTCGTGAGTCGGCTCTTGTAGGTCTTGCAGTGAATGATGTTGCCCACCACCTCACCGTCCACCTTGTCCTTCTTCTTGGACAGGTAGATGATGGTGGATGCGGCATACTTCAAACCACTACCGCCGCCCATCTCCTTCGTGGGCACATACGCGCCAATCACATCGTAAGTGTGGTTCGTCATGAGGAGAGGGATGCGAGCGTGTCCCAACTTGATGGTGAGGACACGGAACACTGCCTTCGCAACCTGCGCACGGGTCATATCGCGCACGTTCTTGCCCTCTGCGGTATCCGATATTTCCTTCTCGGTGGAAAGCATTCCAAGGGAGTCAAGCACGATCATCATGGGTGGTCGCGTGTCCTTGTCCTCCTCCAAATACTTGTCCACCACGGAAATGCACTGCTGGCGGAAGTCCTCAATGGTTGCAACAGGCAGCACGGCTACCCGCTCCGTGTCCACTCCACGAGACTGAAGCATATCAAGGGTGATTGCCTGCTCAGTGTCAAAGTACAGCACCATTGCCTGTGGACTGGAGTTGAGGAACTCTCGCACCACGTTCAGGGCAAAGTAGGTCTTGCCTGTGGCTTGCTCACCTGCAAGCGCAATGATCTTGTTGTCGGGAATCCCGCCGTAGATGGAGCCGCTGAGGAGCGCATTGAACGAATACGATCCTGTGGAGATGAATGACTTTACGTCGCTGCCGTCAAGCCCCTCCGATGCGATTGCTCCGTACTTGTTGCCTGCTACCTTCAAAATGTCTTTCAGTTTCATAATGTTTCTCCAATGCTTTAATCTGCTCGTCAATCAGAACCATCTCACTCTCACGCTCACGAATCATAGCCAACGATGAGCCTTTGTCAAGGATCATCATCCGCATTTCATCGCGGAGCAGGTCTTTCTTTTCTTGAAGAAGACCTTTCAGATATTGGCTATTGATTTTTGACATCACTCGGTGGTGAGTTTCAGTCCTGCTGGCGGCACAACAATTCCGCTGAATGCAGAATTGAACTCATTTGCAAGATCGGTTGCTGCATTTGCAGTGAACATCACATACGACGCTGGCACAGTGACGCTCTGATCCTTCACCGATGCCATCCACGGCACTACTGCAATGCTTGCACCGCCACCCTTCTGCGGCACAGGCACAACCATGCACGGATTCTTGAGGGTATATGAGGCAATGCGGTCGCCCTCAAAGTTCTCCGTTACCATTGCGATCAACTCTTCACCAGTCTGAACTTTCACGATCTTTGTTGACATGACAAACCTTTCTGTAGGGGGTTACTGTGTATGTAGTCGCACATACGGCGTTTTGGACTATCCAAATAGCGATTCAAGTGTGCTTTGGGGTTGTGGTGTCCAACCGATTGCGGTTGTGATGGAGCGCAGCGGTTCAAGAAATGCCTTGTCAAACTGCATATCGTAATCCACGTATTTGTGAATGCCGAACTCCTTTGGAAGCGTTGTGGTGAATCCGATCACTGATTCGTGAATGGGATTGGGAATCTTAAGGTACACGAACTTCATCTTCTCGCCCTCGCCAATCGCACGGTACTTGCGCGTCAACTTGTGCGTCTTCAGGAGATGATTGTGCAGTAGCGCACTCTTCACCGCGATGGGTGTTGACTTGCGGTACACCGATCCCTCGTTTGCGTAGTCGCCCATCTTGGAAACGGATCTTGGGAACGCAACCTCTTCCACAGGCAACTTCTTGAACTCGCTCTCTGTTGCCTTCACCAAGTCGTGGAGCGCGGACTCGTCGCGGAGCAGCGCAGTCTCCACCGCTGCCTTCAGTGCCTTGCGCACATACGCAGGAGTGGACGAGCGGGCAGTCTCAATGCCCATGATCTTGAACTTTGGAGACTTGTAGCGGACACCTTCGGAATCCCATACCGCAAGCATATACCGCTTCTTCGCAGTCCACACGCCCTTCTCCGCAATCACTTCGCGACCCATCACCATGCGGTTCTCGTATGCGTTTAGGATCTGTGCCAAGCGTTCAAACTCCTTGTTGATGAACGGTTGCAGCACCTCGTTGCAGAACCCGTCAAGGAAATCAACGATCTTGCCCTTGTCGGGGGACTTGCACCGCGCTGCCACACCACCCAAGCGGAGATACACGGAGTCGGTGTCTGATGCGATCACATAGTCCTCGCCGCTGCTTCCCAATATCTTGTTCAGGAAGCGGTTGAGGGATTCGCCTATCCATTGGATGCTCAACTGCCCCGACAGGGTAATGGCTTCCGCAAGATCAACGTCAAAGAATCGGAAATACTCGTTGCCGATTGCGCCGTAAGCGGAGTTCAACTGAATCTTGCGGACCAGTTGGAAGTTCTTGTATTTGGAAATCTCGTATTCAATCTTGCGCCGTTCGTGGAGGGGTGCGCTCTTGTCCAAGCCTTCCAACCGCCGCTGCGCGTCAATCATCAATTCCTTGAACCGCTTGCGCTCTGCATACATGGAGTCCATCAGTTCAGGGAGGAAGCCCCGCACCCGTCGCGTGAAGCCCACACCGTTTGCGGCAAGGCACGAATCAGTTTCCCGTGCTGCCTCCACCAACCGCTCCACAGACGGATCACCCCGCAGCACCGCATCGGGTGTGAGGCTTCCACGTGTAAAGTTTCCCTTCGTGTCAGGGGAGATGTTGTATTGCATGATGAGGTGCGGATACAGCGAGTTGAGGTCAAACGACACTACCCAATCGTGCTTGCCCACCAGCGGCTCCTTCACGAACGCGCCTGCGTATTGGTCTTCCTTCTCCGCTTCCTCCTTGCGGGGAATCACGATCCCCTTGCTCAACAGGTGGTGATGAATGATGGCATCCCATGTCCGCACCTGAGAAAACACATCCTCAAAGTTCACCCGTGCGGAATACGCAAGTGCTGCTGCCAATTCCATCAGTTTGAGTTTGCTCTCCAACTTCTGCACAAGGGCAACGTCCTGAACGTTGTATTCCACGAACTTCTGAAAGTCCTGCGTGTAGAACTCCTGAATGGTTTCGTATTCCGCATACGACAGTTTCTCCTCGCCCAACTCCACCTTGGAAATATGGTTGAGGGAATACGACTCCTGCTTTACGTAGGTGAACTTCTGATACAGTTCAAGGTAGTCAAGCACTGCCAATCCGCTGATGGTATGCACCGTCTGATCCCGACCCATGCGGTTCACGACGCTCTGCCGCAAGCGACCCCACGGCGACAGGGAGGAACTCCACCCCTCCTCCAACCGCTCCATTCGCGCAACCATATACGGAATGTCAAAAAATCGCACGTTCCATCCCGTCACGATGTCGGGATCAAGGTGCTTCCACGTGTCAACGAACGCGGACAGCAGTTCCCGCTCGTCATCATACGACACCGCTATTACACCATCACCCTCAAGCGTGAACTCCCCCAAGCCAAACACATAGGTCTTGCCGTCCATCATCACGGTGATGGCAATGATCTTCTCGTCGGGCGACTCTATGGACGGGAAACCACCCTCGCAGGAAGTCTCAATGTCAATGGTGGCAACCTTCAGGCGGGAGAAGTCGTAGTCCACCTCATGCGGAAACTCCTTGTACAGATACTGGTACACGTAGTTGGTGTTTCCGAACACCGCGTAGTTGCTCACATCCTTGAATTGGTCCACAAACTCCCGTGCTTCGTTGATGTCACCAAACTCTATGGACTCCACTGGATGCCCGTGAATGGTGCGCAACCCTGTGTCTCCGCTGTCCACATTCCCAGGAATGTAGAGGGTGGGCGAGAACGGAACGCGTTGGTGGACACGCTGCCCGTTCCGCCATCCACGATACAGGATGGAGTTGCCGCGAATGTCAACGTGTGTGTAGAAGTCCATTGTGTTCCATTCTACTACAACTACCTATCACCGGTCAACTCCATCATGCGTCTTCCCATAAAAGATTTGTACATATTACGATTGATGCACCGAGGGGTAGAGTCAATCACTTTCCAATCAATATAATGAATGCGCATTGATGGGTGATGAATCCAATCCAAATATGTCCACGACGCACTGCGCACATATTGAAACCCTCTCTGCTCGCAGTTGAGGACTATTTGCTTTTCCAATTTCGGGCTTACTGCGGATATGTTAAATTCAACCACATACGCCACCCTCTCCCCAATGAAAAAAGAATGCACCAAGTCTAACCCGTCTGCGATGTCCTTTTCCAATCGGGATCGGGTGTAGTCGTTGAAGCACCCGCTGCCGTTCGTGGGCTTGCCCGTATATGACTTTGGCTTGGCTTCCTTGCTCTTGCCGTTGACAGGATCAATCGCATCCCTGCCGTGCTTTCCGTAAAGGGGATCGTATCCAGCAATCAATACGCTGATTGCCTCTCTGATTGTGGACGAGTTGGGATCGGAGATGTACATCTTGAACAGTTCTTCCGATACAGGATCAAGAGCCAATGAAGGATTTCCCAATGCCCTGTCCAACAGAAAGGTTTTCAGTTGTTCGGATATCAATCTCGCTTCATCCTTCCGCTGTCTCTATGAGGGGTGTTGTTTCAAGTCCTGGCAGCACCTGTTAGTCTATCCTTTTAGAATTTCATCAAGCGTGGACGGCAGGGATTCTCGTATACGATCCTCCGCAATCTTTACATATTCAGGATTGAGTTCGGTACCGATGTAGTTGCGCCCGTGCTTCAGCGCAACCACAGCAGTTGTGCCGCTTCCTGTGAACGGATCAAACACCGTGCCGCCCACAGGACACCCTGCAAGCACGCACGGCGTGATGAGGTCTTCAGGATACACCGCAAAGTGCGCGCCCTTGTAGCCACGCGTGTTCACCGTCCACACCGAACGCTTATTCTTACGCTCGGTGGCATCTACTGTTGTCTCCTTGACAGCCTCATGGTCATAGTAGTAGCGGGGCTTCTTGGACAGCAGGAAGATGTATTCGTGTGCCCGTGTGCAGCGGTCCTCTACGCTTTCAGGCATGGGGTTGGGCTTGTGCCAGATGATGTCCTGCCGCAGATACCACCCGTCTGCCTGTAGTGCAAGTGCCACGCGCCACGGGATACCGATAAGGTCTTTGCCCTTCAAGCCGCGCTGATCCCTACGGTTGGGCGGCACGAAATCGGAAGGCATTCCTCGTTGACCACCAATGGTTTGTGGTGGGGGCGTAACGTTTTTCGCTGCCATGTATGAGTCACCAAGATTGAGCCATACTGTTCCGTCGTCCCGCAGGATCCGCCGAACCGCACGGAACACTTCAGTCATCTTGTTCACATAGCCGTCAACTGTTTCCTCTTGCCCGATCTCTGCGTCACCGCCGCCGTATGCTCGCAAGCCGAAATACGGAGGAGATGTGATGCACGTGTGAACGCTGCATTCGGGTAGGGAGTTCATGCCTGTAATGCAGTCGCCTGTGATGATGCGGTGTGTGGTCATGACAGTATCATCTCTATTATGGAAAGTAATTATCACTATCTGTTTCGTCTAGAGTGTCCAAGTATTCTTTTGCAACATTGAACGCACGTTCACTGTCTTTAGGATACCGATTTCTAAATTGAAAAATCTTTCTAACTGCACTCTGATTGAGTTTTTCAGCAGCATATTGAATATCAAATTCTATATTCTGCAATTTATCTAAAGCAAGAAATGCAATGCGTGGTTCTATATTTGGGTTCAGTCCTTTTAGAGATTCTCGCAAGTCATTTTTTATTGCTAACAATTGCTGCTCCACAGTTTCCTTTACTTCATCAAAAATAAATGCTTGCATTTTACGTTGTGCGTTTTCATCCGTAATGAGCAAGAATTCGTACATGAGTTCACTATCGGGATATGCCCACCACTCCATCAGCATCTCCCTTTTTCCAAGTTCAGGAATTTGGTAAATGTCCTTAAACTTAAAAACCAATTGGAGTGAAAGATGTTTAACAGCCAACATATGTCCTTCTTTTACTTCCTTTTTGTTTTCCAATCTAGCAGGAGAGTCAATGTTGTTAGAATATACCAATCCCAAACCAACAGACAAATCTGATGGACGAATTTTTACTTTATTGTTGTTCATTTGATTTCCTTTATAATCTTCTTCCAATACTTTACAGTAGAACTACGCTTATGACCAGCGGGACCGCCGTTATGAATTCGTGCCAACTGCTCCGCAGTCGCACCCTTCGGGGCGTAGCGCGACCAATACGCACGAATCACCCGCTCCGAATACTCCTTGCCCATGCAGTCCGCGTACACGCCACCAATGGACGGATCGTGCTGCACAGCGTCCCGCCAATAGGCTTCCCAAATCTGGTAGGGTCCGATTGCCTTGCCGCCATCACCAACCAACACCTTTCCGCCACTTGACTCAACCTGATACATTGCATTCAGTAGGGGGCGGGTGTCAAAGGACGGGGGAGCAAACGCGATAACGGTAGAGAGAATTACACCAAACACGGTAGATGCGCCTTTCTGTATTCCAAAAGTGCCAAGTCCTTGCACTTGGCTTCAAGCATGACATCATACTGCACTGTATCCGACAGCACAGGTATCTCCCCTCTAACGTAGTCTGAATGGGCTTGCGGTCGCGGACCAGGCTTGGACTCCGAGTAGTGAACCTTCGGAATCTCGCAGAAGCCCTCCCATGTGCTGAATGCCATCTCTGCCGCTTCGCGCAGCGTTTCGCGGTTGCAGAAACGGTGGTGGTGAATGTCCAACACCAGTTTCACAGGGCAATGCGCTGCAACCGATTCATACAGTTCGGTCATGCTCCACATGGAAGCCTTGTCGTCGTTCTCAAGTGTGAGCCGACCGCGCACAGGTTCAGAAAGGTTGAAGAAGTTACGGACAAAGCGATCTGCTGTCCGCTCCTTCTCACCGTATACGCCACCCATGTGGATGTTGATGGCAAACTCGTCGCCGTAGCCCAACAGGTCGGCAATAAGCGAGTGCATCTCCAAGCACTTCACGCTCTTGTCCACTGTGTCGGTGTTGGGTGACGCAATGCACGTATACGGACCCGGATGGCACGACAGGCGCAACCCGTGTGCCTTTGCGTATTCGCCTGCACCCTTCAGGTGTGCGCGGATGGCATCGGCGTGTTCTGTCCGCAGTTCACCAACCGAATACCCCAAGTCAGGGTGATCCATGAACGGAAACATCCCGCTGCCGATGCGGAAGAACCGTATGCCGTTCGCGACGTTCCATTGGAGAATGGGTAGGAGATCGGCAGCATTGCGCTCACCGAGTTCTCCTACCCTCTCCAACGAGAACCGATCCATGCGCAGGGTTCGGTCTGTGAAAAGCCTGTCCTTGGGCTTGCGGGTTTGCGCAAGGGACAGGTTCTGACAAGCGTAACCAAGGTGTCGGATCATGACCAAAGGGTAGCAGATGGGGCGTTCATGTCAAGACCAAATCTTTATTTGATTTCACGAATATCGTAATCGTAATAATCAGTGTCCGCTGTTACCCACTTGGGTGAAGACTCCACGCTCCATTTATGAGAGTTGAGTTTGCGTTGTATCACCAGCCCACCACTCTTTACGGTGAACGACGGGTCATGGAGGAGAACGCGATTATTTGGCTGAATTGCAAAATTGCCGTTGTCCAATTTTATAACATGACCGCACTTGTGCTGTCCAGGCTCCTCCGAGAAACCTGTATCCAATAGATTGGGATCACCACCCATCCAATCCAGTGTGAACAGATACTCCCCACCGTATTTGCGCTTGCGGCGGGAGATGTATTCCATCCGCTTGCCCTTCAGCACAGAGAACACCGTGACTGTGGCGTGATACGAGAAGCAGTCCCACAGGACGAGTTCATCCAATTCCATATGTGGTGCATCAGGTTTCCAACAGAAAGCAGATGGAGGCATACGCCACCATATTCCGCCGTCTTCCATGAGGAAGTGGAACAGGGGAACCCGTGATGGAATGGACGAGAACCCGAACACCAAGCACGGGAATGTGGTGCCGTGCCCGTCCTCAAGGTTGCGGAGGTATTCTCCCCGCACGTAGCACTCTATGGGCGGGATGTTTGGATTCATGCGTTGCTCTTGCCCTGCTCTTCCTTGTCCTTCAGGTAAGCAGCAAGCAGCACCATGTAGTTGATCACATCCACGCACGTGTCCTTGAACGACTCGTCCTTGATGTGCATCTTGCCCGAGCGGACAAAAGACGACAGGCGGCTCATCTTGTCGGTGAGGCGCACCATGAAGCCCTGCTCTGTCTTGCAGATGCCCATTGCCTCCACACGGGTAAAGTTCGCGAACGGCTCAAGCCCCTCGTTGCCTGCGTAGTCGCGGTTCTTCAGGCTCATCAGGTCACGGGCTGCGGTGCAGAGTTCAAGGTGATACTTTAGTAGATCATCACGGGTCATGTGCTTACTCCTGTGCTGCCGAAGCCGCCAGCGCGGTCGGTTTTGGGTTGGGGTGGAGTGGGAATGGAAATGAAACGGGTAGGTTGATTGCGCACAAGTTCGCCTTGGCAGATGCGGTCGCCGCTGTTGATGGTGACTATTGTGTTTGTCAGGCAGTGCATCATCACAAGCAGTTCCTGCGTGTAGTCGGAATCAATCACGCCCTCGGAGTTCGTCAGCACCAAGCCCTGCTTAAGAGCCAATCCGCTGCGAGCGTGGAGTCGGACAGAGTAGCCTTCGGGAATGTCCAAGATCAGCCCTGTGGGTATGAGCGCACGCATACCCCCGAAGAAGTAGAACTTCTCTCCCACTGGCGGGATGAAATTCTGCGTGTTGTTCTTGTCGTAGGCAGTTATGGACTTGCCGTCACTGAAGCGTGCGCAGATGTCAAAGCACGCGGAACCGTCTGTGGCAAATCGGGGCAGCGTAGCCCCTGTGCCTGGTATGGCGTAAACGCCAAGTGTTCGTGGTTGGGTCATGATCAAATCTCCTTGCGGGAGAAGATAGCACAGAACAAGAGGATGTCAATCGTTTTGCTTCAGGATTTTGTTGTCTGAAATTTTTTGAATGGACACACCGCATCGTGCATCCTGCTTGCACACAGAAGACATCACGTATTTCTGTAAGATCACCCCTGAAGGTTTGGGCTTGACTGTAAACTCCACCCGCTTGGGCACAATCTTGCCTTCAACCTGTTTTGGTTTAAGGGACCACGAAAATTCCTTTATTAGAATTTTCATCGGGTAGTCTTGGGAGCCACCACGAATTGCCCTGCCATCAACTCTTCGGTGGTCACGCCCTTCGTGATGTCAATGGAATACTTCCATGAACCAGCGCGAACGTAGCCCATGCTTGTGGCATCGGCAGTGATAAGAATGCCGCCAGTGAAAACGGCTCCTGTCTCGCCCTTGTTCACCGATATTCCACCGCTACCGCTTACCCCGCCGCTACCTGTGAACTCACCTGTGGATCCCCCTGTGGTCACTCCACTGGTTGTGATTGCCAGATACAGTTTGCTGCTGTCGTAGTTGGGGCGCACGTGAAGACGGGCAGTGTAGCCAACAAGGTCAATAGGATTGCCGTTGTTGTCGTAATACTCCACGTGGAAATTAAACGTGGAGTGCTGCTGCGCGTTGATGTCGTAGTATGCGGATGCCATTACACTGCCTTGTAGGTTGGATCTTGTGTGCGGCGGCGGTTAAGATACTTTACCTGCTCGGTGTGCTTGCGCCACCGCTTGGTTCGGGTGCTGCCGAATCCGCCCTTGCCCTTGCCTGTTCTGCCTCTGTTTGCCATTACACTCTCCGCTTCTTGAATGTCCGTATGCTCTTATTTATAGCGGGGGCAGTGATCACAGGAACCTGCTGTGCCTGCGCTGCCAATCGCTCCTTGTATGCTTGGAAATTCTTGTTCACGCGTTCCACTTCGCCCTGTGGGAGTCTTCCGCTCTTTAGGAGCGCATCACACGCAGCATAGCCTGTTTGGAAGTCGTGGGCATAGAACGCAGTGGAGCACAACTCGTCCAGCACCATCCACTCGTAGACGTTGTTGTCAATGAACAGAATGTCTTGGTGGGGATACGGAATGGTTGCAGCGTGCTTTGCAAACAGATACGCGGCACGCGGACGACCGTTCATGCGGAGGAACCGCGCAATGGCATGGAGTGGTTCTGCGCGGCACGGGCGGTAGTCAAAGGAGTCCAGCAGTTTCTGCTGCACAATCGTCCAATCAGAGTTCTTGGAGATCTCGCACAGTGCCACACGGAACAGGGAGTAGTAGCACTCCTCTTCCCATCCACCCATCTCCACCCGCTTGTAATACGCCCCAATTGCCTTGTCCCACTGCTGCGAGTCAAAGTACGACTGCGCAAGGTAGAACTGGTAGCGGGAGTTGTTTGGCTCGGTTTTCAGGGCTTCCTCAAGCACGATAGCGTCCTTGGAGTATTTCTCTATGGGAGTGACGTTCACATTCCTGTGACCAAGAGTCCGTGCCTCAAGGAAGTAGTTGCCGTCCAGTTTCTCCTGAATGAGCGGCTGTTTTTCGCAGTGTGCGTACTCGTGGAGAATGCCGATGTACTTCCACCCAATGCCTGTCTTGAAGATCTGGTTGCGCCACCAAATGCAATTGTCGCGACCACACTTCAGGGCGTAGGCATCAGCAGTCATCTTCTTGCCATTTGGATAGCGAAAGTCTCCGATGATTTGGTCGTCTGCGTCAATCATCCACGCGTAGTCGCTCTTGCCGTCACAGAGTGCAAGTGCCTCGCTGCGGTTGTGACCGAAACTTACCCACGGACGCTCATGGAGTTCACCAGGAATTCCCTTCTCCGCGAAGAATTTCCGTATGAGATCCTGAGTACCGTCAGTGGATCCCGTGTCAACTATCACCCAATAGTCAATGTGGTTGTGGATGGAGTTAAGGCACTCATGGATGATATGAGTTTCGTTCTTCACGATCATTGATAGGCATACTGTAGACATTTCACGATCTCCTTATTTTCCCTGCATGAAAGACGAAAGAACACATTCTATGTAGTCAATTTGCTGATCAGTGATGACCGGACTCGCGCCCAAAAAGAAAGTGTTGGTTGTTGCTGTGGTGGCATTCGGAAATGCCTTCACAGGGTCAACAGAACTGAAACCGCTGTATGCTGGCTGTAGAAGTATGTTTCCTGCAAAGTAGTTGCGCGTCTGAATCTTGTTCTCCTCAAAGTAACCAGTCAGATCGCTCCTCTTGAAACCTGCTCCTTCTTTCACCGTCATTGGAAAGGCAAACCAAGACGGATCTGCTCCCTCTGTTGCTCTTGGAAGGATGAACTTGTCCTCATACTTTGAGAAAATGTCAAACAGTCTCTCGTAGTTGTGCTTTCTGCGCTCAATGATCCAACTCAACTTGTCTAATTGAGTAATTCCCATAGCAGCCTGCAAGTCCAAAGGCTTTAGGTTATAGCCTATCTCCTCGTACACAAACTTGTGATCAAATATCTCGTTTGGAAGAGAAGGTAGCCAATTGCTGAACCTCTTCTTGCACATTCCATTCTTCAAGCAAGAAGCAGCCTTTCCAGAGCAATAGCAACCTCTTCCCCACTCACGAAGGCTCTTTACAACCATTTCCTGATCCTTGGTGCGTGTGGCAACGAATCCACCCTCCCCCATGCTGATATGATGAGCGGGATAGAATGAGCAAGTAGCAATCTCACCAAATGATCCTAGAAGTTTTCCCTTGTAAGTGCTGCCCAACGCATCGCAGCAGTCCTCAAGAAGTATGAGATTGTAGCGATTAACTATGTCCATCACTGCATCCATGTTTGGCGGATTGCCCAACACATGGGCAAATATCAGTGCTTTTGCGCCTGATTTTGCAGCGGCTTCCAATTGGTTCACATCAAGGTTGAGGGTGTTCAGTTCAATATCCACAAACACAGGCTCATACCCGTTCTGAACTATGGGATTTATGGTTGTAGGAAATCCAGCCACAGGCGTGATGATCTTGGATCCCTTTGGCAAGTTCCACAGTCTCTTTGAACTCAATGCTGTGACCATGAGCAGATTGGCACTGGAACCGCTGTTTGACAGACATCCGTGATCCTTTCCCAAATGGGCACAGAACTTGTTCTCAAACCGTATTCCGTTCTCGCCAAGAGCAAGCCAACCGTTAAGGAGGCAATCTATAGCCGCGATGTACTCCTCTTCCGTGAAGTAGTTTCCAGCATACTGAACCCAACTCTCTCCTGGTATCCACTCGCGCTTGTTCATTGCGAGGCGTGTCTTTATGGCTGCGTGAAGGTCGTCAGTGACCTTTTGAACATTTACCTGTATCATCTTGATGTCTCCATGTTCACGAATGTCTTGATGTTGTAGTAAGCGGGATTGTTCATGTCGCCAAACTTATCACGATTCCTGATCAAGTCAACAACAATGTTCCTAAGACCGTATTTTGGAACGAATCCCAATACAGTTGCTGCCCTGTCGCAGTTCACCTTGTAATTTCTAACATCCTTTACGTTGTTGTTTATGATGGTTGGCTTGGTTCCCAACTCTTCCTCAAATGTTGCCTTCACAACATCCGCTATAGTTCCCACTGTGCAGTTTTCTGATGCAACGTTGAATACTCCAGATATAGAGCAGTCAGACTCAATTGCTCTCATGTAAGCGGAAACACAATCCCTGATTGAGAGAATGGGTCGCCATATTGAAGGGTTGCTCATTGTTATGGTGTTTGTGGTGAGTGCGCTTTTGAACATGGAGTTAACCACCAAATCAAATCTCATTCGTGGACTGACTCCAGAAACAGTACCCTTTCTCAAAGCGATCACGGAGAAATCGTCCGTAGCCATCTGAACAACAGATCGCTCCCCTTGTAGTTTTGATATTCCATACGGATATACGGCAGTGGTTGGTCCGTTTTCGTCATAAAACTCGTCAACAGCGTATCCATAGACGGAACAACTGCTCGCATAGACCATGCGACGAACGCCAGCCTTTCTTGCAATGTACGCAAGGTACGCAGGACTGGCTGAATTAGAAATGAAGTTCTTTGAAGGCGAGTAGTCTGCCATCGGATCGTTTGACAGACCAGCAATAAACACCACGGAGTGAAACCCCTCCAAGTCCTTCTGTGTTAGATCAAACACATCTGCCTGCCTTACCTTTGTCTTCAGGTGAGTTGGAAGATTGTTTCCAAACCACAGAAGATCCACAATTGAAACATCATAGCCTCTGTCATGCAGTTCAGAAGACAGAAGAGTGCCGATGTATCCAGCACCACCAACGATCATCACCTTATTCATGAATCTCTCCATTCTGACTTGAGTCTTTCACTGTAATTTTACCCCACGATATCCTGTTCCAAATGCGCTCGTAGAAGTAGTACACAAACAGCCCTGTGATATTCATGCAGATTGCATTCCAAAGGGGGCTACCTGTAATTGCTGCCGTTAGAATGGCAAAACTATTGGCTGTTGCAATCAGCCTCCATATCACAGATTTGCTCCAACTTCTCTGCTTGGTTTCAATGTACATGGTTCATTCTCTACTAGTTCACAATAGCCTGTCCACTGCCTGCATCGTATGTATGGAGGGAACGTATCCGTATGACTTGAGTTTGTCTGTATTCAGGCACACATCAGTTACTTGCACCACTTTATGAAAGTGTGGTGCATCAATTGAGACAAGTTCAGACTGAGAACCCAACTTTTCCTTGCAGTACCGTATGATTGATCCTATTGGTGTGGGTTGGGTGTTGCTGATGTTAACTATTTCATTCACTGGACTGCTATCCAAGCACACCCGAATGGCGCGGCAAGCATCATTAACGTACATGAAATCCCTGATGTTTGAGCCATTGTCGTACAGTTTCACAGGCTCGTTTTTCTTCAGCAAACTAATCATGTACTGCAACGCGTTTCTTTGTGAAGACACTTTGGGATCGCTTTCGCCTATGATATTGGTGAGTCTGAGTATCCTGTACTTCATTCCAAAAGTGTTACAATAGCATATCAGCATCTGCTCTGCCGCTCTCTTTGTTATGGAATAGAAGCCACGAGGATCACAGGGGTCAGTTTCCTTTGTATTCAACGTGCAATTCATGCCATATACAAACCAAGAACTGACAAAATTGAATGTGGTATTGGGATCGCGCTTTCGGCACTCCTCCAAGACTGCTATCAACTTGCTCAGGTTGGTGTCAATGTCCTTGTGTGGTTCTGTGAAGATATTGTAGTTGTGAGTTGTGCTTATGAAATACAGAACCTCGGATGAAGCAGGAACGTTCTCTTCCCTTGGGATGACAAAAGCATCAGGAAACATCTCACAGTAGCGAGTGCCTACAAACCCGCGACCACCATAGACACTAATCATGCCACACCAAACTTTTCTCTGAGATCATCGCGCCTCCAACCACGCTCGTCAATTATGTTAGGAACCACTAGTGCAGGCTCAACTGATTTGCCCGTAAGTATGAAGTACCAAAGTTGCTCAAATACCAAGGATGCCCTTATGTTATCCATGTCTGC